ATGAATGGAAAAGAAATAAAAAATGCGCGCTATAAACTTGGACATATGTGGGGGTTAAATAGACCATTAAGACAATCGGAACTTGGTCGTGCTATTCGTTTACAAGGAAAAACGCCCGGTCAATCAATAAGATTGTGGGAAAACGGGCATACAAAAATTAGCGGACCAGCATCTGCTTGTATAGATATGATGTTAAATGGTTCAAAACCACCTGAAAAAATGGAAGTAATTATTTTATATCAAGATGGTGGAGATGAATTGTGATCACTATATTTTTTAATAATTTTTATAAATCCATCGATTAAAGCCACACCAACAGCACCACATAAAAAGCCAGCTAAGCCAATAATCTTTTCAGGCACAATATGGTCAGGATGAATAAAATCATATTTTATAAGCATATGATGCAAGGCTTGTGCAACAAGTTCTGCACCATAAACCGCGCATAACGCGCCACCAATCCATTCTGTAACGCGCTGTGTCCATTTTCGTGTTGGTGCGTTGATTTGCATGACAAAAGCCCCAAAGACACCAGCAAGAGCCGTTATGAGTGTATAAACAATATAGGTAAACCAATCAGGTGGTAAGCTTTTATTCGGCATTATTTTATTTCCAGCATTTTTGTTTTTGGCCGAAGCGGTCTGTTGCCAGTATCCAACGTGATATTTCCGTTTCATGATTGGCGAGATACGCAGGATTATTGATTTTCGGTGGTTTTTTCCAACCGCTGCAAGACGGCGGTACATTGGTCTGACATGCCGCCAAGGGCAATGCACAAATCAACAGCATTAAGATTGGATATTTCATGGTCAATCGTTTCCCTTTTTTGAAAGGCTTCAACAGCTTGTTGTAAGCTTGCTTTTTGTGCTGATAGGCGGCCATAAAAAAAGCCACTTAAAAAAGCGGCGATCAAAAAAAAACACATTGCTATGAGAGCAATGAGTCTCAAACGGATAGAGCGCATCATAAAATATACTCACGTCTATTGCGTTGCATTTTTCATACGTTTGACAAAATGGAAAACACCAACACATGCGCCGATGACCATAACGCCTGCAAGTGCCCATTGGAATGGACCATGCCCTGTTGCAAAACCCGTTAATCCAGACGCCGCACCAAGAAGAGGAGCAACCACTTCTGGTTTTAAAACTACATGGCTTTGATCCGTTTCTGGCGTGATATAATTGGAAGAGACAAAATCGCCCTTAATCCATAATGCGCCTTCTGCACGACGACGATTCACCAAGCCTTTAATTTTACGCCCGCCAGCATTGACCCATTTCATCAATTCTGAAGGCACAGCATCATAGTCGCCTTCATTGAGTTTTTTCAACAATGTTGAGCGCCTAAAAGCACCGATACCAACATTATAGGTAAAGGAAACAAGAGTGGCAAATTGATGATCGTTGAGTGTTACAGTGACAGCATTTTCGACTGTTTGTTCATATTGTGTCAAATCTTGGATCAAAATAGTTTCTGCTTCTTTTTCACTCATCTTCATGCCAGCTTTTGGTTTTGGTTCACCAGCAGCGGCTGTGTGGCCATAACCGATCGTCCAGACACCTGCGACATCGCGATAGGCGTTTAAACGCAAGCCTTCCCATTGTTTGATATGGTCAAGACCTGTTTGATTGATTTTACGTGTCATTGGTTTTCCTTTCGGGCATAAAAAAAACCGCCTTTGGGGCGGTGTATTTTTTACTATATTTTGTTATTTAAACATTCGGCCATTTGATTGCGTCATAAACGGCTTGAGCCACTTCAATGGTTTTTGCTTCATCAATAGCTTGTTTTGCTTGCAATCTTGTTTTTTCAATTTCAGCGCCGACATATTGCCATTGTGTATAAGCAAAGGTAACAGTTTCTGCCACTTCTAAGAGTGTGTCACCGTCAATGTCAAGACTTGCTTTTAAAAGTGGATATTCTGCTTCATTGGGTTTGGTGTTTTTATCTGGATTGGCAAGATAAGCGGTGTATTGGCCAGAATAATTTTCAGCTTGTGCAACTTTTTCTTGATAAGTCATCGACTGGCCAACACCATTGGTGATATATTTAAGACGTTCTTGTTCAGCATTCTGATCAATAAATTGTTTAATATGAGATTTAAACTCTTTCAAATCTGGTTTCGGTGGCTCTGGTTTATTTGGGGCTAAGCCTTTTTCTGATGGGTTGCCAATGAAATCAATCGTAATTTCATTGCCTTCATTATCAAACCAAAGCTCACCTCTAAAGTCTTGCTCAATAAACCAGTTTTTATCACTCCAAAGTGCAACTTCATTTGTTTTAAATGGAGGAGGAGCTATTTCAGTTGTAAAAGCTGGTGTTGAAATAACACCATTGCTAAGAACCGTTCTTACAGTCTCACCAACATATTCTTTTGTTGCATAGCTATATAAATATAATATTTGTGACATTTTTAAAACCTTATAAATGGCATAAAAGCAATATTGCGTGGACGGTTTTCATTTGCTGTTGGAACTACGCGTGATGCGTCAAATGTTAGACCTGAGCGATAACCATTTGTACTATATCCAACACCGTCAGCATTCGCAGACGTTGTTCGTATTGCTCCAGTCCCACCCATCAGCCATGACCATGAATTACTTGCAATGCTACCAGTAATATTTCTAATCGCATCGCCTTGCGTCGAGCCAACGTGCCGTGATAGATCAGCAAAACGTGGAAAATAATTTAAAAGATTGGGTACGCGAAAAGTTGTTGAGCCATTGCCAATTGAATAAGCACCTTGCAAGCCATTATGCCATTCATTTTCAGTAACTAAACCTTTTCTATCTTTGATTGCCGCCCATAAAATTGGAAAATCATTACGCTTATATATAGCACCATTTGCGACCATCATGCGATAGCCCGGGTCTTGAAATGGATGCATCTCAATTTCACCACTGACCATGACATCTAAGACATAATCTTTTATAGAATTTATAAAGTCAGTATGATCCTTAATTTTTTGACGTTCTGAGTTGGTTAGTATTAACGCCCCTGTGTTTTTATTGAATGTTGGATTTTCAACCATATTCCCCAAGTCAAAAGCATCGGCGTTTTTTTTATTAGGGTCATAAATAGTGGAAAGCATATCACCACTTCCATTAGGAGCTTTCCACGTGCCATCGCCTGATAAGAATGTTAACGGGGAGGGAGTTGACGTTGTTTTAATATCTGCAATTTCAATTTTATCTTTATAAGCAAGGTCACCAAGAGAACTTGGTTGAACAGCAGTTTTTGCTTTATTGAGATTAGCGACAGTTTCATGCGATAGACTTATTTCTAAGTCTCTAGAGAGATCACCACCACCCGACAAATCAGATGAGACATTTATTCGAGTTGTGTTTAATGCTGCATTATCAGCTTTAGTTAATGAGTTTTTTGTGCTTTCTGATAATTTAATATCAATATTACCGCTAAGGTTACCGCCGCCTTCTAAACCTTCTCCTACAGTGACCTTTGTATCTTTTTTTACGGCGTTATCAGCTTTTACGCCTTGTTCTGCTGTGGCAAAATCATCTGCTGCTTTTAAAGCTGCTGTTCCTAATATAGAAGGCACTACTACTTTGTCATTAGATACACCAGCCAACACATCTTCTTGGGTTGCTGTAGGTATTTCAAAATTATGCGTATGATAAGGAATTGCCATTATCTAGCCTCTAATTTATCGATTTTATTTTTTAATTTTGCGATTTCATCATTCAGTCCCTTTAAGATTTCATTTAAAGGGACATGCGCCATGCGACCCGAAGAATATATAAAGACCCTTATTTTTTCGGGGTTTTCAATTCCATTTATTGCAACGTAATTTGTCATCATGTTTTTATAATCCAAAAACCCGTGGTGTTTTTAACGCGCACTTCGTGGCCACCATCATTATTTTCATAAGTTGTGAAGCCATGTGAGTGTTCCCCAACTGCTGACGTTCGGCGTGCTTGATCGATAAACCAGGTCCATCTATTCGTTCCGTCTGGTCCTCTGCCATAAGGAACAAGGCGCGTATATTCGTGATCGTGCGCTCCAGCCCCGTTTGTGTTGCCGTTATGCGTATGTTTTTTGTTGCAGTCTTCTTGGTAACTCCCAAATTTTCGATTGCTGTCTAAGCCACGTCCATTATCCCAACCGCGAACAACTAAACCACGACGATCTGGAACGTTGAATGTTGTTGATCCATCGCCTGCGCCATATGTTGTACCAATGACACTGAAAAGTGAGCTATAGTCTTTTCGTGAATATGCTTTTCCATCTAAATGTAACCAGCCAGAAGGAGCAGTAGGCATAGCATATTCAAGAATAAAACCTGGGGGAAAGATTGAGGATGGAGAAGGGTTGATTAAAAAGAAACCGCCCGCACCAGAATTAAGATTACTATTATAAACAACTTGGTAAATTGCCCCTGTTATTATGTCACCAGAAGATAACTTCGTTATTCCAGATGCAGATGCTTTATATACAGGTAAGGCAGAGATGCCGTTAATAGAAATTACAACTTCACCTGTATTGTATGCATAAGCCGTAAATAAAAACTTTAGCCCATTAAAATAACCAGTAATTGGGCTCTTAAAAGTTATATTTATTGAATTCTGCGTTCCCGTTGCGTCAATTGCACCGCCAACATCGCTAATATATTCTTTTAGTCGTTGCATCATTGCGCGTGCAGAATTGTTTACTGTGCTAGGTGGCTGTCCTTCTGCCCAATTTATAAGTTCATCAGAATTCGCGTTATTAGAAGAAGATGTAGACCAATCGTAAATTGATGACATTAGACACCTATATAATCTTGCTGTTGTTGTTGAGAGAACTGCGGTTGTATTTTTTTCAACAATTCACTTAAAGCGTTTGCCTGTTGGCTTGAGACACCTTGCACAGGGTTTAATTGCATTGCAGGTGCTTGTGGTGGTGCTTCTTGTTGGTTCGTAAACGCATTACTTAAAACACTACCAAACTGTAGTGCTTTATCTTTAAAACTACTTTGTTGAGCTTCTTGTTGAGGATTGTCCGCTATAGACGGCTGTTCTTGAGGAGTAGGTGCGTTGCTATAAGCTTGTTGTTGGTATTGTGCATTTGCAGCTTGCTGTTGTTGACCCGTATTATTTTGTAATTGAACATTATCAAATTTGCCTGTCCATAAACTAGCAAGCTGTCCAGCCGTCATATTTGAATTGCCACCATTAAGATTAACCGCTTGGCTGCCCACAATATTAGACGCTCTTGCATTCGCATTTCTAAGTAACTTAGCAGCCCCACCAGCCCCTTGTTGATGAGCAAGGTAAAGTTCTCCAGCCGTTGGTTTTCGTCTAAGCACTTTTTCTAAATACTTTTGATTGTCTAAAGTAAGACGAGCCATTGCATTGGTCGCTTGGATAGGGTCGTACCTGTCTTCAAGACCATATTGTTTAGCTGTGCTGTCAATGAATTGAAAAGCACCACCTGCACTTGAATTTGGGTTTTTCGCGTTAGGATTACCGCCACTTTCAATTTGAGCTGCTCGTATTAAATAATTCGGGTCTACCCCGTATTCCTCAGCGGTTTTATAAATTGCCGCTTTTAATTGAGGTGAGAATTGTGACATATTTATTCTCCAATAAAAAAAGCCCGCTGCTTAGGTGGGCTGTTAACTAAATAACTAACTATCTTGTATCTCTCTTTCCTAAACCAATTTTCCCGTATAAGGTGTAAGCTTTTAGTGGAGTGGTTTTTATGGGAATTATTTTAAAAGTAATTGTTGCAAGTGCATTAACGTTAGGTGTTTCAGGTTGTATTTCAAAAACTATAAGCATGTATCCCGTTTCAGGACCAGCTGCACAAAATGGCAAATCTTCTGTTATTCGACTTGTAGCTAATAATGTTCAATCAACATCAGGAAAATTGTCGGGGGTATTGCCAAGCGGTGCAACTTGTGAAGGTCAGTGGTCATCTACAATCTCAGCATACCAAAATAATACGCAATTTTCGGTTACCAATGGTATAAATACAATATATGGTCAAGGTACTTCTTATGGTGTAGCGCCTGGAAGTTATCCTGGTGCAGGTGTACTTTCATGTACTGACGGCACAACAATTGATGTTGAGTTTACGACAGGTGCTAATAAAACAGGTGTCGGTGTAGCTAGAGATAATAAAGGCAATGTTTATCGCGTTATCATTTAATTCGAGGTTGCTTGCGTAAATCCTCGTGATAGCAACTTGCTTATCATATCCTTTTGGCCTTGGGTAAGTGTTGCCTTTGACCTAGCATTACTTATCTGTAGCAATGCATCTAACATATTTTTTGCTTCTGGCTGCTTTGCGGTAAGAAGTCGTGATAGGCTAGAGTTCGTCTTTTCTTGCAGTGATTGTGCAACTGTCCCTTTTAATTTGTCTAAAGGGATAGCTGCCGCGTCACCAAATTTTAGATTTGCTAGGTTTTTGAAGAAACTATCACCATCATTCGTTTTTATACCTAAGTCTTTTGCGGCTTGATGTCTTGCGAATGTAAGAGAGTTACCTAATATATAGTTTTTTGATGCATTGTAAGTGTTCTCAGCCGCAAGTGTATTAAGGATATTATCTGCTTCTTTGCCACCTATAATTGATGCGAGCTTATCTCGGTTATAACCCTTATTAAACTCACCAATCACTTTTGTTGTATCATGCCTTGCTGTTCCCATCATATCTGATACAGCAGATCGTGCCCCTGTCATAAACGCTTCTTTTTCAGGAGCACTAAGTTTTGAAATAGTTCGGTTTAATTGGTCAGGTGTCATTTTATTTTGAAACGCCTTTTGACCTTCTTCAAGGGCATTTTTAATAGCTGTTTCACTTGAAAAAACATTCCTCGCAGCCGCATATTCAGGGACTGCCTTATCAGCAATTTGCAATAGTGAGTTCTTCTGCTCCATTAAAATACGAGCGGCGTTATTGTTTCCTGCTCGTGTTTCTCGGTTAATCATGTCATCAAGAGCACGTTTTGCTAAATCTATATTTCGGATACTCGTTGTAGGTGAACCTTGTATTCCTTCATTCATAGCCATTATTTCGGCTTCTTTAAATGCTTGCTTAATACTTGGACGGCTTAAAAGAGATGAAAATTCATCGCTAGGTTCAATAACTTTATTATAAGCTTGTTCATAAAGTGGTTTAGCGGCTTGTGAGCGGCGCGCTATAATATCATCAGCAAAATCTAAAACATTAGCGTTTTTACCTAAACCATTATCCAATGTAGCAGAAATACGGCTAGAAGCCCCAGATTGACGATTACTAAGAGCTTTTTGAAGAATATCCTTTCCTTTGCCGGGTGTGTTCGCAATTGCACCTGCGTATGCTTGTAAATTGTGGCCAAGGTCAAGAGGCATGGCATCTTTACCTAAATTAGATAATGCCATACCAACATCACTGATTTCGTCTTTTTTAACAGCTTCATTGAATATATTAGCAGCTTTATTATTAATGCCTAGTTCTTGCAATTCTCTCTGTCCTGCGCGAAAAGAAGGCATGAAGTGGGGGATGATTTTTTGACCTGCCTTAGAAGCACCACTTACAGCCCCACCAATGATAGGAGCGGCAACAGCACCAATAGCTGCATTTTTGCCAGAATTTTGCAAACTATCTTGAAACCCATTACCAGCACCAAAACCAGAAACTGCACCTTGTGTCGCGCCTATAGCACTAAGTTTTGCGCCTGTTTGTAATAATTGTGCAACTCTTCCTGTTGTTGCCGCCGCTGATGCTCCCCCACCAACACCACCTGTTGCAACTGTAGCTGCAATTGTAGGAACTATTGCCCCTGCAACGTTTCCTGCAATGTACGACTTAGGGTTTGCTTGCAAAGAAAGATCGTCTTTATCCCTCTCGTTGTCTCTCTCTCGTTGGTAAACATTTCCAACATCTTCAAATGTAGTGTCACTAAAAGGGTTTAATGCTCCTGCAAGTGTTGGAATTGCTTTTAACCCACCTGTCATTTCATCAGCAAAATTAAAAGTAGCACCTTGTGTCGCACCACTAAGAGCAGATTGAGATTTAGGAATTAAGTTGCTTAGCAACTCTTCATCATGTGCACTAGCTTTTGCGTTTCTGTTGTTCGTTGCTTCACGGTTTGTCAACTGTTCAGCTTCTTGCAGGCTATTAGCGCGAATAACTACAGATCGTCCGTTTGCATCTTTTAACTTATATAAATTGCCGCCACCTGGTAATTCTTTTTTATTGATTTGAGTAGATGTATCTTGTGTTGCCATTGGTGAGTTTTCCCACCACTTATCATTGTTGCTCTTACTTGATGCTAACGGTGCATCTTCCCACCAATTATTCATTAGTTTTCCTTTATGGCTTTACACGAGTTGAACCATCGGGGGCTACAAATGTTGTCCCAGATGGTAACTTTTCAAAATCTTCCTTACTAACAATCTTCTGCGGTGTGTTTTGATTGATTTCTCCACCGTTGTCTTTAACATTAGCAGATTGATATGCTCTTGCTCGTCCTGCTTCTAGAACACTTAAAAAATCATTCAAAGCAGTTTTGAATGTTTCAGGGTCTTGAGCTCTAGACATACGCAATAGAGATTCTTCGGCTTTCTTTCCTTCAATCTCTGTAATAGCTCCGCCACCTTTCAACGCTTGGAAGCCTTGAAGGAAAGCTTGACCCTTTATTTGGTCATATCTTGCCAGTGCGTCTCGGCCTTTGTCAGACATTAAATTAGATGGTCTATACTGGTTCCATTGACCAAAAACTTCATTTAAACCTTCGTGAGAGGCAAGAGCCTTTACATTATCTATAGTTGTATCAAAGCTTTGAATGGTGGCAGGTAGTGCTACTTGTGCATCACCTTGTGATTTACCTATTGTCTCTTGGGCTTTAGCTTCGGCTATATTTTTATCAATCATACCGATTTGTTGGCGTGTTATTGGGTCTAGTAAGATTGTATGTGTGCCAGCATCTATTCGGATAGGCTCTTTTTGTAAGCGTACTCCATCAGGCATTTTTGTTTGGATAGCTTCACCATTTTTCCCAACTTGTATGAGAATAGGATTGCCGTTTTCATCTACGCCATATTGTGGTGTTAATCCATATTCAGATGCCCCAACTTGTGCATTAGGATTGTTTACCCACTCTTTGGTTTCAGGGTTATAAAGATTACCTTCACCAACTTTTATCAAGTTAGGTGTATCAATTTCTCTTTGAGTTTTAGCAATTTCTAATTGTAACTTTTGCGCTTTTAGTGCTTCTGTTGGGTCAGTACCTTTATTTATATTTGCTAATGCTTGAGAAAGAGCACTAGGATTATTGGCAAGGCTTTTAGCATCATCTTCATTGAAACCTTGTCGCATAAGATAATCAATTGTTTGATTTTGTGTTCTTTGCGCCTGTAATCCTTTTTGTGCATAAACACCACCAAGACCTAGACTCTCAGAGACCGTGCGGCCAGAAGCCCAACCAGAGGCGACATCTGCTAATCGGTCAAGAAAATTGTTCACACCGCTACCTTTTTTCTTAGGATTTATATTTGAAACTTGCGTCTGTGGCTCTTGTTCTCGCTGTAGTTGCGCAGGTAATATTGGTTCTTGCTGTAATTGCTCTTGTAATTGTGGTTGTTGTTGCAAAGGCGTTTGTTGGACACTATTTCCAACAGGTTGTTGCATTAAACTGTTAGACAGATTTTTACCGCTAGAAAAAAGTTCACTAATGAGGTTTTTGGTTTGATTACCAGCAATCGCCCCACTTAATAAATCTGATAAAATATTCATTTTTAATCCACCTTTACTCCAACCACTTCCATAGGAAAGCCAATTTGTGAATAATCAACCATATAAAGACCATCAGTTGGGTCAATTGATACAGCAGATGGCATGATATTAAGCACGTCTTGCGCCATAACGCCTCGATAGCGCGTTTTTTTGCCTTTATATGTAAATTCATAAACTGGAAAGCCGTTTCGTTCTCCTACGTGCTTTACGTTACTTTTTGCCCTAATGTCGGATTTACCAAATAAGCCTAACCCTGTTGAAACAGCACCACCTATGGATTGCAAGGGGTTTCCCCCTTGAGTTTGTGTGGTAGTCCCTGTTGTTGTGCCATAATTTCCTGCTGACCCCTGAGCCGCGCCTAATAACAAATTAATACGTTTCCAGTCTCTATTATCTTCTTCAGACCATTTTTGCCAATCTGCATTGAGTTTATTTTGATTGTTCTGGTCAATAACAGAACCGCCAGCTAACGCATTTCTTTGTGCATTGCTTTGTCCTTGGTAATAACTGTTTGCTGAATTAAGTTGATTGATATTTGACTGGTCAACCATATTGTTAGCATTCATCATATTAGCCACATCTTGGTTGTATTGTTGTGACAAAGCACTGGTTGCTGCTTGCCCTAATTTATCACTCATAACACCAGAATGCGCACCAGAGCCATAACGTCCAGCACCGCTCATCTGGCTATTGATTGTATTTGCTGTGTTATTAAGAGTGTTTTGTAAGGCTTCATTAAACTGCGCATTATTACCAATCATCTTGCCAGCGGCCATATCTGAAAGATTACTGCTAGATGATGTCGGGTTTGTTGCTAATCCATTAAGATATGAATTGTTATAGTTGTTGGCTGCATTTTGTAAGCCACTTATAGCACCTTGTGTTTGGTTGCTTAAATCTGCAACGCGGTTGCCTTTATAAACATTACCGCCTTTTCCTGAATTATAGGCAGCTAGAGCATCAGTTGCACCAGTCGTAAACAAAGGCTTAGCCCAAGAAGGAGGTGCGCTTGATTGTGTTTGTTCTGATTTTGATTGTCCACCTTTACCGCTACTTGAACCACCCATTATATTAATTCCTTCTTATATTTGATGACATCGGGTTTGAACCCATGTTTTTTCAATCTTTTTAACCAACCTATACGCCCGTAAGGGCAGATCTCAGTTGCTCCAATGCTTTTTGCCCAGTTTTCGATTGGCACGATCATATCTGCAAGGAATGCGCCACCTTTGCCCGCAAGCTCTAAGAGAAGCACTCTTTTATTGCCAAGCTTAGTAATTTCAATTTCAGTTGTAACGAAAGCCGCAAACTGTTCTTTTTCATCAAGGATAATCCAAAGCTGACGCTTCCCAGTTGCTATTTCTTTAGCAAGTAAATCAATATCTACATCATCGGGGAATTTATCACGAATGCGTAATATCGCTTTTGTAATATTGTCGGCATACTTGGCTATTCTTTCAAAAGGCCAGTCTTGCGTTAAGTGAATAGAGTATGTCATCTAAAACCTGCTTGTGAGAACGTTACGTCAAACCCTTTAATGTGTGACCAAGATGCACCTGTTGGTACAGTTAGTTCGAACCTATGAAATCTTGCTCGTGATCTTTTATGATAACGCCCAGTATTATACGAAGGTACAGTCTTATCTTTCCATACAATAGGCTCATACCTACTTCGGCGAAATCTACCCCCAACACGAAGACTACATTCATCTGTATCTATGACAGGAAAAACACTTTCTAATCGTTGAATAGAACCGTCTGTAGCACCCAATTCTTGAGATGTAACAACAGCTTCCATTGCTTCACCAGTAAATGAGCCTAATCTATAATCAGTTGAAAATGCTCCTAGTATTGGGGCTGAACCTTGCCATGCTTTACTGTCTAGAGAAAAAGGTAAAGCATCAACATTTAAAGAAATGGCATCTAAACCATCAAGCGTATATCCTGCTGTATAAATTGGCATAACGGCAGTAGCAACAATACTTATAACTGACCATCTTTGAAGTCCCCAATCGTAGATAAGCATTTCATTAAAACGCCCAGAGCCGTTATAATCCATCGCCCAATATACACGATTATAAAAAGGATCAATTGCGCCGTACATTTCTGATATATTAGAGGAATTGAGTAGGGTAAAATATGTTCTGTCCACTTTTTCAAAGCCTATGCCATTGATCGAACCATCAGTGCTAATTTGAAAGAAACCGCCTTCATCGGCAAAAAATGTATATGCACCACGGCTTACAATGGATTTTGAAGATTTTGCGCCCTTTTTATCATGAACTTTTTGAAAACTAAAAACAATATCAGAACCTGCAACAAATGTTCCCATATAGATAGCAGATTGTAAAAAGATAATAGGATTTGTCGCTTCATTAGACCCTTGAACGCGCCCACCATCAGGGAAATCTTGATAATCTGAATTTTTTTCACCAACAGTCCAGTGTTCTATATTATTAAGCCCTGACCAATGAACCCGATTAGGATTGTCAGGTAATCCCATCAAACAAACAAAATCCCCCCAGATTTTTACCATTGAAGCTCTAGGAGGATTACCTCCTAAATCACGAAAACGAGTACCTCCTTTAAGATCAATAACTTGTGGGGGGTCATTGGGATTAACTGCTATAACGTAATCACCAAAAGACGCGAAAGACCAGCCTATATCACTTGGGGCAGAGTACTTGTAATCTTCTTTGCCAATTTCCGACCATGACAGATCAGTATTGTTAAGTGTGTATAATTTTGTCTCCGTTCCAACAAATACAGTAGTTCCACCATCAAGAGCCCGTGTTGCAAATGCGCTTAAAGGTTTTTCGGGGAAAGATTGGGTAAATGGTTTAAAATTAGGCATAGGGATGTACGAGCCATCGGCTGGTAGCACATTGCGTATATTATCAGTTGCATCTGTATTAATATCGGCAACATCTGGTCTATATTCAGCAATATTTACAAGCATTAGAATGACGTAGTCCTGATCTTACCTATGCCATTACGCCTTGAAGTTTCAACACGCAAAGCTTGGAGTTGTTCGTTAAAATCGTTGAGAGATGCTGCCGCCATTGTCGCATCTTTTAGAATATCTTTGTAAAGATCGTATTTTGCCCGTGCTTTGACTAAATCAAAAGCATCAATAAACCATGCTCCATTGTCATTAGCATTTTTGATAGTATCTAAACGAATTGGCGTAACTTGAATTCGTATTGTGCCAGCATTCGATTGTGGGGCAGGGTATAGTCTTAATTGTTTATCAAAATAGCCATAAGCGTACGGCTCACCTAGCGTCTTGTTATTTGATAATCTTTCTAATTCTGCAGGGTCTTCTCTTCGTAATTCTGTTGTAGTTGTTCCATTATCAAGAAAAACGTTTGTTATCCCAACAATCTGACCAATTAAAATTGCGTCATTTTGGTCATAAAATTCTTTGCCTTCTTGGAGAGGGAAAACAACATCACGGCTTTCATTAAAATAAAATATCTCACGCTCACAAAATCGAATGGCTGAAAAAATGCATCTTTGTATTTGTGTAAAATATTCATTGGTAGTGTCATCTATCTCATCGGCAATGACATCAAGCATATTGTTAAACGTTGATGCCTTGGGGTCTAAAATATCTGGTAGACTATTTATAGGTCCACTTGTTATTACATTTATAGACATATTACCCTCATTAATTAACAAGAGCGGGATATTCTGCCGCTCCTGAGGTTTTAATATTAAGCAGGTTCAGCCCATGTAGGGACAACAATTGTTGCAAAGTCTTGATTAACAGTATTGTTATCTGATGCTTTAAACTGCGTTTTCTTCATACCGATGATTGCTTTTGCGCCAACGCCAAGTTCACGCTGATAGTCGAATAGTTCTTCAACTAAATCATAGCGTGTTCCAGATGTTTTTTGCCCATAAGCAATGACACCAGATTGAGCACCCAATAGAACAGCACGGCGAACTGTTTCGATCTCTGTTCCGTCTGCTTTAAGACCAGTCGTTATATGTTCTGCTTCACGCAATATAACGCCATTGTACATACCGAGTGAGCCATCAAAGATAGGGTTATTTTTGCGGCTTGTAGAATAGACAGCTTTGTTAATATCTAGCCATTGTCCCTGATCTGTGTTTGTGCGTAATGAAGTTACCTGTGTTGGGTGTAAGTACATTACATAAACTTTGTCACCATCCACGCGGACAGGTCGTATTTTTGGATTAGAAAGCTTTGCACGTTCAACAGCCTTATCAATTAATGATAGGTTGAAAGTGTCCGTTTTTGTCAATGTTTCATCTGTAGCTTTACCGCCAGCACGAATAACACGGCGATCTGATGGGGCAGTTGGTGTGTTAAATCCATAATGTACAGGTGAAAGTGTTAACTTACGTCCTTCAAAGCTAATTGTTTTGCCAGTGTAGCCGCAAACCTGCAAAAAGAACATCAATGATAAACGATCTGCGTACCAATCAGAAAGACCGTCTTTTGCTTCTTGGCGTAAATTGTAGGGCACTCGTTGTGCATCAATTGTGCCCTGATTTTTAACACGAACGGCATGGGCGAGTTCATTAATTAAAACTTTATCATGACCAGTTGACAATGCTTCTTCATTGCCTTCAAGCATCTGTCCTTCAGTGACACCATCACCTGTCAATTGGTAACGTAAGCCAAAGGTAACTGCATCACCTGCGCTTTTAGAGGTCTCGTCCTTAAGCTGAATGATGCTATTAGCACCCTTACCAATAAGTGGGGCAATAGCGGTTGCCTTAGATATTTCAACAGATAGGTCTTTCGCCCACGCTTTTACCGCCAATGGGTGATTGACACCAATATTTGTAGTAGCCATGTAAATGGTTTCCCTTTTTGTAAATAAAATGTTGTTTGTTTTGGTGATTTCACGCTTTAACGCCGCGTTTGCGAGCCACTTTTAGTGGGAATTGTGCATGATAACGGTATGCTTCCGAAAACCATTTTAAGGATGGTTAAGCCTATTTTTTATTGCCCACCCATTATTCTTTCAAATTTACGTGGGTTTTCTTTTTTCCATGCCGAAAATTCAGCATCAGTCAATGAAGCAAGCTTCTCAAGTGTCATTTCCCCAGCTAATGATTGTCCGCTTGATGCGGCCAGAGTTTTTGACCGATTTTGCGCTTCATTTATTTTATCAAATGCGTCATTTGGTTCTTGTGTTTTTTCTTGATACCCGTTTGACTTGGCCAGATTATACAGAACGACAGCAGGATTTTGTCCAGTTCTTATTGCACGGTCGATGAGTTCAGATAATTCATTCCTCATTTGCTGTTGACGTGCAGCAGGATTATTCATTTCTGGGTAAAGTGTTGCAGCTTCAATTAATTGACGCTCACGAAGGCTATATATAAAATCTGCGGCATCATTTACATCTGGTGCATCCTTAGATGCTTCATTGACACCCTCCATCCATGCGTTGTGAAGCAGTTGTTGCCTTTGTGTTTCATATTCAACAGCCGCTTGCTGTTCTGCTTGTTGACGTTGTTGTGCTTGTTGCTGCTCAACTGCTTGACCAAGCCATTTGATATACCCGACAAAATCAGTTTCTGGGTCTGGTGTTTGAGGTGCTTGCTCTTGTTGTGGATTATCTGTTTGAAGAATTGCCTTAAACCGCTCTTTCATCCGTGCGATTACTTCTCGCTGTTCAGCGGCTTCTCTTTGTGCTTTCTTGCGTTCTTCACGTTCTTCATGAAGTGCACCAAGTGGGACAAATTTTTGTTTGTCTTCACCCTTATCATTTGGCTTTTCAGGCTCTTCACTTTTGTCAGCTAAGTTATCTTGCTTAACATCAGCATCATCATTTTGAATGGGAATAGTGTTTTCTATATCATTTTCAATGTCTGATGGCGTGTTATCGTCCTGAATTTCTTCATTTGATAAAATAGCTTTTTCTTCATCAGTGAAGTTTACATCTTCATCCATATTTATATATCCTTAAGTTGCTCTATTCGCTGAGCTAGCGATGCACTTTGCGTAAGTGCCACCGAAACCGTTTGATTAACGGGATTGTTTAAAACTTTGCGCGCGCCGTGTTAGCGTTTTGCTGGCGTATGCTATTTGTGACGGCTTCTACAGCAAGCCGTTCTTGTTCTAAGCGGTTTTTTTTATCTTGCTTTTGCATTTCAAGTTCAGCTTCACGCTGTTTCAAGTATAGGTCTATACTCTTTCCTTGAAGCTCAATATTTTGCGTCTCGTGCTTTGCCTGTAAGCTTGCTTGCATTTCAGCCATTTTCATTTGATGCATTTGCGCATTAGGGTCTGGCTGTTGCTGTTGTTGTGACTGCTCTTGTTTTTTTCTTTCAACTTCTTGCTGTAACTTATCAACCATTGAAGCAGGAAGAGGTGAATAGCGTAATATTTCCAGCCCCATTTCTGGCGTTAGATACTCTTTCATAACTGGCAATAATTGCTGTATAATAGCAAATGTACGCTCTTTTTCATTCGGGCTAGTAGGGGCATCATCAACAATAATATCGTATTGAATGTTCGCTACAGCCTCACGAGTAAGAGGAACATATTGTTGTTTATTTTCACCTACAATTCTAATCAATCGCCCATCTGACAAGAAGTTTTGTATGAGATATAAAACTATCTGTCCTTGTCTTTTGCGATAGGTTTTTAAGTTATCAAATAGTTGTGCGAGTAAGTTTAAAGATGATTGCCTGCGTTGGCTTTCTAAAACTCCAGCTTGGTTTACTTCACGTGTTCCAATAAACTCTGCTGAAAGCCCCGTTACTTGTGTTAACGCTTCTTTAGCCTCATTGAACAACTGGAAAAAACCTGCTGGAAATTGTGATGCTGGTTTAGGTTGAATGCCACCACTTTTTAAGTAACCATTTTTAACCCATGTAATAACATCAGCTTTAGCCCAGCTTTCTTCGGCTTGTCTATCATTATCAAATGCACCACGCTCTGCCAATAAGCCACCTTTTGACTGGCTGTTGAGCAAGAACATGACTTGACTAAAAAATTTATTAGACCAGCGTTGTGGGTCTTTTGTCGCTTTTACAACACCATAGAAATGTGATTTTTCTTTATCAAAATAACCAGTCACACATTCCCACCCAAATTGGTTAGGAGGTGTTAAAGGGCGGTCTGGCTTATCTAAAATTCGCCGTCCAATGAATACACGCTTTACAATCTTACGAGTTTGTTTTGCGTGCGGAAAGTTAGGCACTTGAGTTAAAATGTCATCAATTTCTTGCTTGGCATATTCTTTTTTCTGCCCTGTCATTGGGTCAATGCCGCGATAGTATATTTCTCGCTCAAACCATCGGCATTCAACAATTGTCACCATCTTACGTGATGTTTGACTGACTTCATCGCTATTTTGGTAAAGTGTATCGTTATCATTAAGATGCTGTTCATGGCTGTCATCATTCTCAACCCAACCTGCATTTAAATCATCTTCATCTACATTCGGGAATAACTCTTTTACTTCTTCAAGCGGTTTTTTATCGACATACCATAAACGCCTAGCATCTTTAAGGTTTACCTTTGTTGCGTTGCAGTCCCAAACCATTTTTAAAGGGTCTAAGCGCTCAATAATAGGGTCACCATCTGGATTACTTTCAAAGTCTAACCGAGTGTCTGTCCAACCCATGCCACAAATGACAGCATCAGTAAAAGCATCTGAGTCCTCATCTTCCGCACTAGCTTGATCTCTGAACCATTCTCCAGCACCTGTTAAAATCTCATTCGCTTGTGCGTCACCTATTTCACGAGGTATATATCTTACCTCGCGCTTATTGTTTCGTTCTGCGCCAATAACAGCATTCACCAATGGCGCAACACGGTTAAAAGTCATAACTGGTCGTCTTTGTTCCTTTAAAACGGCCAAATCTTCACTATTCCATTGATTACCGTTATAAAATGCAAAATCTTCAACAGCTTCTTCACGCCACGATGAAACATGAGCTATGTCCTCACGAAACCAACGTTTGAATTTAGTCGTTAAATCATCAAGATTGCTTTTTTCATCTGCGGCTTGATTATCAATATTTTCATCTGTTTTATTATCTACCATGCCATCCAACTTGTGCTTGATGATTGACTTTTACTATATCTTTGATCTTGCTTTTTTTGATAAGGATGCTCGTAACAAATACACATCAACCCGAATGCATCAGCCGCATGACTTGACCAATCGTGATTAGGTCCTAATCCAATAAGTCTATTTTCGTCACGCTTTTCATGATACCAGCCGAGAGCTTCACGCCCTGCTTCTGTTTTCTTTTCATTAAACCATATAGAAGGGAATAATCGCCTTGCTGCTTCAATACGTAGTTTAGCTGCACCTGCGCCTTGGTTAGGAATAACCTCAACGTTGAAACCAGCCTCACGTAATGCACTTTCAAAACTGACATCATGTATACGGTCTTTGGTCGCCCCATCATGTGGTAAAAACATATCAGCTTGGCCATAACCATTTTCTCTTAGCCAGTTTACATGAGCCGCCAATGGTTGCCCTTGTGCTTCATAGTAATCAATGACACGTATTTCACGGCCTATAAATTGCGCAATCCATATAGCCGTTGCATCTGCTCTCGCGCCAGTACCGCCTATATCCCAAAACGCTTTTAAGCTCATGAGCGGGTCGGCTGCTACGTTGCTAATTCTTCCTTCATTTTTCGCATTAACTAAAGCAGATGCAAAATAAGCACCATCAACAACAGAAACAAAGTCACCACCCCATATGTGCTCATATTGCTCTGGTCTGTTTTGTAAGTCGTTTAAGCGTTCGACATTCAAAACATCAGGAAACCATGGGTTATCTTGCCAGTTGAGCTCAACAATTTTTGCGTTCTCTGGTGGGTTTTCTCTAAACCTTTTATGTGTTGCGCTCTTTCTGCTTTCAGGGTTCCATGTTACCCATATTTCCGAATTATGTTCACGAACTGTAGGGGTTATTTTTATCCACGCTTCCTCACTGACTGGCTCAGCCTCATCAATCCACAAAAGATGAATACGTGCTTTTGATTTAACGCTATCGAGATTATGTCTTAAGCCAATGAAGTCAAAGGATATGCGTCCATCTTTTGTGCGAACATATTTTTCACCGATTTCATAATGATCTGCCAACCAAGGCTCTGAAAGAATAGTGGCTTTGATTTCAGCTAATGAACTTTCATTGAGCGAGTTCATAAATTCACGCGCGCCAACAATTAGTCCTTTTTGTCCAATCTTTGATAATTGATAGCCTTTGATAGCAGCCATCTTAGCGAATGTACGTGTTTTGCCCGACCCACGCCCACCATATGCACCACGATAGCGCGCTTCACCAGTAAAAACTGGTATGAGTTTTGGTGGCAATAATACTTGAACAGTTTTATCACTCACAATATAGCCTTTGAGTTAATTCTGCTTTGCGATTGGCGCGACAAGTTCTATCCGCTCTATCTGTATTGCTCCACCGTCTGCACCAGTGACCTGCATAGGTAAGACCTTACCGAGCAAAGACATGAAGGCGACAGGGTTATCAACAGCCTGTTGTTCAAGATAAGATGTTAGCCCATCATCACCAATTTTATTGCCAGTTCTTTCGGCGGCTTTCAGTATTGCATCTTTTAGAAGCTTTGTTGTTTTGTTTGGTGCGCCTTTTGGTCTTCCCATGCCTGCGGCAGGCGGCTTTTTATTTTCACTATTTTCCACTATTTTACTGCCTTTTTTTTATTTTTGATTGTCGCAAAAAGTGTTTTATGTTCTTGCATTGTTCTTAATTATGAAAGGAGTTTAAATGAATAATAATAAATTTGAAGTTGGTGACAAGATTGTACTAAAATTCAATGACAATGGTGGATGGGATTATTACATTGAGCGTATTAACCCAACATCTGAAGGTTTTACTGTTGGTGGACAGGGTGTGAGCGTTGGTTTTAACATGGTAGCTAAAACAGCAAGTAAACAGTCTTTCCTTGATACTATCGACAAAATAAAACGTGATTTGTTTTAAGTTGGTTTATTACATTTAGCCTCGCTTTTGCGGGGCTTTTTATTAAAGCTACCAATCAAGTATTCAGCAACAAACTGCTTTTGAGGAAGGCATTGTGGATAAATGCACAAACCAAACATTTTTAATAAAAATATTGTAAAAAGCGCTTTATAACCCAAACAATGTTTGGTATATATAAACACATGGAAGCAATTAAGCTTTCATAAACAGAAAGGCGGTGAGATGCTTGAAATTCAGGAAACTTAGATTGAAAATTAATTTATACCTAGTCCGTATTGAATTGATTATCAAATTCTAACAAAAGGGTGGGGCGAAAGTCCCACCTACCTGAAAAAGCATCCACCGCCTTTTAAAAGGAATATACACATGAAACCAGAAGATTTCAAGCGTTGGCGTAAAGAAATGGGCTTTACTCAAAAACAAGCTGCTGTTGCCTTAGATGTATCCAGTGTTACAATTGAGAACTGGGAACGCGGGCATCGCTTAGATGGTAAGCCTGCGCCTATTTCTCTTGTTGTTGCTTATGCGTGTTCAGCGATGTTTCATAGAAATACACCATGGGGCGAATGATAAACTTGTCTATCAAAAACCTATTAAAATGATAGGCAAATGATTTTGAGTTGTTTGCACTTAATACAAAGAACTATGAGCATTATGCAGTTTTTGCATAGTGGTTAGTGCAATTTTTGCACATACCAATTAGGGTGCATTCACGATGTGGTTACATAAAGCAAAGGCCACCTTGGTTTCCCTTGGTGACCTTTGAACAGTTTCAATTAATGCAATGGTTGTTCTAACAATTCGGCCAACTTCACCAAGCCTTTTGCTGTCACAAGTGCGCGTGTTGCAATGCGTTCCCGACCTTCATTGTCAAAATAAGGATGGTCGTCATGTTCCATAAAGCCAGCATGTCGTTTATCATCATATGCAAGCCAATTTTTGTTACCTGCACGTTTATAAATCCAGCGACGAGCGGACATCAATGCAAAAAGGTGGTCGCGCTTGACATCAAGTGTCTTGGCCGCGTCTGTAATGCACATTGAGCCTTTCGCGCCTTCAAGGCGGTCAAGTTTTTTAAGCCTTGTATCTTGTTCAGCAATCACGACATCCTTTTTCTGGTTTTCAATCTGTAGATGGTTCATAACACCCATGAGGATAGTAGGATCAGAATAATCAATGGCGACATACGATTGACGCTTTAATTCAACTTCCATCGTATTAAATTGATTGATGTAACTTAATTTGAATTGTAATGCCTTTTTACCAGTGAAACCCATTGCTAAAAGAGTGAAGCCGTCTCTATCCATATTATAGGTTTTGTATGTCTGTCCATTTTGAGGCTCAATATATGGGGTCTGCTCAAATTTGAGCACACCCTCCGCAATAAGTTTTTCAATATCACGAATTATGTTTCTGTGCTCTTTGCCAAAATATGCGGCAACATCACGACTATTGGCAAAAACTTCACCATTTTCGATAAAAACAATCGGCTGGCGTTCTGCATTGATAGGAACAGAGTAATTTTTTGTTTCATTATTTAAGTTTTGCATTATAAATGCCTCTCGTTTGGAAGCTCGTGAAAGCTACCGACCATGGGGGAAGGAAACAGGAATCCCACGGTCAATTTAGACCTGAATCCTTCCCTTAACCTGTTCACGCAGGCTACTCCCCTTCGCGTAAGGGGAATTTGAAATTTTAATGATTAAGCGACTTTTGTGTGTGGAATTGTTTCAGCCCAATAATCAGCAATACGTTTGGCTTCTCTACGTCCATCTATGGCGGCAAAACCAACTAATCCTAAAAAGGTGATCTCAATGCCTGTAAGATCTCGTGGCATATCAGCAATGATTGAAGGTAATATTGGATAATGATCACCTTCGAGTTGTGCTTCATACGCGAGATACTCAAGAGCAAACACTTGTCCCAGACTTTCATCAATTTCATACTTGTTGGTGTTTTTTACATTCCAAAACAGATGACGACGTGTTCCGTCACTTGCTTTTACAAATGAGAGGTCAGTAAGTTTTATTGAATTTTCAGATAGAGTCGTGCTATTGGCAGAGTCAGCCATTCGAGCCTCCTTGTACAGGTTCGTTTCGGTTAGAGGCTGGTTAGTGTTGCTGCACTAATCAGTCTCACTTGATTTGTATAGATAACATATATACAATATAATTATAAATGTAAAGAGGTTTTCTGTACAAATGGCAAAAGAAACAAAAACAGCTCAAGTTAATTTGCGAATAACTCCCACTTTGAAGGCCGCTGCTGATAAAGCTGCGGAAGCTGATCAACGCTCACTCACTTCTTTAGTTGAAAAACTTTTAACTGATTATCTAAAAGATAATGGATATATAAAATAAAAAAGACACATCGGAATGTGTCTTGTCACTAGCGATCAACCTAGCCGCCCAAAAGGGACTTGAGTTTTAGGACGCGATAACATACCAACATACACTGATAATGTTTATCTTAATTGCATCCCACGCATAAATGCAACGCATTAAGGACTGCACCTTAAAATTGGTTGCGGAAGCAGGACTTGCACCTGCGTCTTTTGGGGTATGAGCCAAGCGAGCTGCTACTGCTCCATTCCGCGTTAAATGAATAAAATCTAGACGCAATAACCCATTTGCCTTACATGTCATTAAATATTTAATGACATGTTTTAGCAAGAAAAAAATGCCGTGCAAGCGCATTTAATAATAATCTTGTCGTTCCGACTAAATGTGGCAATTCTAAATCTTCAATAATAACGTATTGCAAGGCGGCGTATAGGTTATCAAACTTATTATCAAATTGTGCTTCTTGGATTGCTTTTTTTGTATCACGATATTGTTGTTTGGCTTTGATGCAAAACTCCTCTTGTGTTTCATCATTTAATAATGGTGAATAACCATCATAATATGCACCGTCTGAACATAAAGCTTTTTTATAATTATTATCAATTTCAAGATATTTTATAGCGGCATTATATTGATCTTCGCTAATTCCACTACCTTGAATACCCATCATATAAAGTCTGCCAATATATGTTACTGAACGTGGGTCTTTTGCTTGTTGCAATGTTAGCCCCGTATGTTTGGCGCGCATTTCTATAGTAAGTTTATCAGCTGCTTCTTTTGGTTTTTTTGCTCGTGACTTGCGCCCATTTGGTTCTCGTTCGACGCCTTCTAATCTTGGGCGACCACGCTTTAATCTAAGCTTTTCAGCCTTTGAACGCGCTTTCTTTTTGATCACTTCAACCATAGTATCAAGCCTTTCTTAATCTTCTTTCCATGCCCCTTTTTTCAAACTTCAATCACTGGACATTGCTATCGCTTTAACTCTTTGTGTGTCTTCTGCATTAAGTGAATAACCAATCCCGTAGATATTATTTATTTTTAAACCCGTTCTTTTTTTAATATTATTAATTTGAACAGACACAAGATTGTTCGTTGGGTTAAACTCATGGTCTAAAAGTGCTAAAATATATTCACTTCTTACAATTTCCCGTTTTAACAAAGCACATAAAATAATGGCTTGCTGTTTTGTGATATTGAAATGATTGATTAAATTAATCTCTCGTCTTTCTCTGTTGTTTTCTTCTAAAATTACCTCTAGTTGAAAAATACGATCAACCAGTTGTTCTTTGGTAGCACTATCATAATCAAACATCGTGATATCCCATAATTGATTTAGCCCAATCATAAGCATCTATTGTGTCGTGAAGAGTTACGACTGAATTTCCACGCCATTCATCTGCAAATCTTGCTTGATTGTCATTAAGGGCTTTGCCATAGCCTTTATGACCGCTTTTACATTCAATCAGATAGGTTTGACCTCTATACCCAACAAGAAGATCAACAGGCTGGTCTAATCTATAAACAGACATATGAAACTGTCTTAAAAGAGAGACGATGCCTTTTTCTGATAAATCCCGTTTGGCTGCTCGTCTCATTTTCAATGACCTTTGCACCCTTTGCCAGAATTCGCACTATTATGCGCAAAAGAAATTGACAATTTTGTTTTATTTGTGTATATATATACACATGATAAAGGTTTTGATATGGAACGTAACAGTACAAAAATCATTAAAAAATTAAAGGCAGATGGTTTTGAATTGATAAGCGTTCGTGGAAGCCATAACAAATTTCGCAAGGATGGACGCGTCGTTATTGTTCCCCATCCTAAAAAGGATTTGCCTCTTGGAACGGCAAAAGCCATAGCAAAACAAGCTGGTTGGATATAATCAGCAATCTTATTTGTTTTTAATAGAAAGAATGTCATATGTTTCGTTATTATGCAATTGTAAGAAAAGATGAAGGTTCTGCATTTGGTATTGAATTTCCAGATTTTCCATGCGTTTTTTCTGCTGCTGATGAAGAAAAAGATATTGTCGCAAAAGCGATAGAAGCTCTCCAACTTTATTTTGAAGATGTCGATCAATATCCTCAACCAACAAGCTATGATGCTTTGGTATCTCGTACAGAGATTAAACAATCTTTGGCTGAAGGTGCTTTTCTTATTAACGTTCCCTTGATCGTCAATGACACAGAGGTTGTTCGTGCAAATGTTACTTTTGAACGAGGACTTCTTAATGCAATAGATAATGCCGCAAAAACACGTGGGCTTTCTCGGTCTGCTTTTTTGGCCAATGCAGCGAAGCATGAAATTGAGACATAAACTTTTCATGTTTTGATGACCTTTTCTAATTCACAATCAAGCTTATGCAGGTTCATCAAAAGACTTTTGGCAATGGGTTGTCCACGTTTCCAGATTTTCACGCGAGAGGGTATAGAAAAATCAATCGAGTCCATCATTGTGTGAATGCCACAAAGATCAACATCAGTATCACGTGTCCCATCTTCAAATTCAATGAGATGCCATATTTTTTCATAAACATGCGTATCTCCGCAAGGTTCATATCCATGTACCAAATTAGCGGTTTTAATACGTTTTTGCTTTTTACGATTAAATGGGTTCATCATCTCATTCACTCCATACCCAAAACATTTTTGTAAAGTTGGATTATGGCTTCTTCCTCTTGAAGCTTATGAGCATCTTTTTTTCTTAAACGAATAATTGTTCTAATGGCTTTATCATCAAAACCTGTGCCTTTCATTTCAGCATAGACGTCTTTTATATCATCAGAAATCGTTTTCTTTTCTTCTTCCAAACGTTCAATACGTTCAATGAAAGAACGTAATTGAGCGACTGATGTTTCCATTGTTAAGCCGTCTATAGTCATGCTGCTTCTCCAATGCTCTTAAATGCTTTTAAAAGTTGTTGATGTTTTTCATCTGAAATAATTTCAATCAAAGCCTCTTCTTCAGGAGCATTTATAATCCGCTCAACCGTTTTGATTTTAAGATGCTCACTCTGCTCAAGGCTTTCACAATACAGTGATAATTCAGGTGCAGATGGCATAAATGTTCGATTAAATCCCTTTGCTTTGCCCTTGATTATGTCGACAACCGACTTACGAACGGCAAAGCTTGAATACCCTTCAAGTGCGATCATGTAAGCTTTTGCTGTGCTGTTACTATCCATGTCTTTTGGTAATCTCATGGCTCCAGAAAGCAGTGAAAATTGTTCTGCAATTTCATCAACCGTTGCTGGCAATAAGAGTAATTGTTGAGCCTCTTTGAGCGTTTTTTTGATCATCTCGATCTGTGAAGGGGTCGGTTTCATACCTTTCTTGAACCTTGTCGGATATTCCCCTGTCAAAAGCATGTTGAGCTTGTCGAGAGTTGTAGCGAGACGCGAGTTTTCGCATTTCATCGGCGACTTTTTGACCTGCTGATCGGTTGTCTGCGTAAGTGCTTGCATGAATTTTCTCCGATACAATAGCTGGTTCATCAGTCCAGCGTTCTTGATTAAGAAATGTTGTAGGGTTTAGCCATTGGCGACCAATTGGCTTGGCCTCGATATACCTATGTAACCCCTGCATAATTTCTTCGAGTGAAGCTTTTTTTCTAGCTTTGGCGAAAGATGCCAAGGCTTTTGGTTTTCCTGTCTTGTTTGGATATGTTGTCCAAAATTTTTCTGAAAACTCTTTTTCAAAAATTTGCTTTTGAGAAAGTTCAGTTTTCGCGCGCACGTTATTCACTGACTGGTTATCTGATAGGTTATCTGATAGGTTATTGCTCTGCACCTCGTGCATGTTGGACTGGAACGAGGTGCATGTAGGCTCGGAACGATATTCACGTGAACCATTTTCACGTGAACGAGGTGCATGTAGGTTATTTATATCAAGTTGAATAAAATCTGATGTTCTATAGCCACGTTGCCCGTGTCTTATTTCACGAATAATAATTCCCATACTTTCAAACTTAGACAGCCAATTGCTTATCGCGCGAATTGAACATTCGCATTCATCGGCCAACGTCGTTTGACTTGGAAAGCAACCACCCTTTTCATCTGCATAATTGGCAAGCATCAAGAGAATGGCTTTGCCTGTAGCATTACCAACCTTTTGTTTTATTGCCCATGCCATAGCTTGAAAACTCATTTTATTTTTTCCTTTTCAGCTTCCCGCCCAGCCACAAAATCAGACACGCTAACCAAAAGCGGATTAGTTTCATTTTCTGCCCTCATAGCTTCGTATTTTCGTTCTGCCTTTACACAGGCGCGTTGATAGGCTTCAAAAACTGCAAACCAGCTTGAAACCTTCATATCTTTCATTTCAGATGCCCTATGGCGCAACCGCATTAAAATGCTGGCAGGTGCTTTATATTTGCGTTCAGCGCGATATGCTGCGGCTTCTATTGTGTCGCCAGCACCTTTAAATTCGCTCTTAATAATGATTGTTGCCATTTCACTGGCATAGGAAACATACGCTTTACTCATTTTGTCGCCCACGTCATGAATTTTGTCGCCCACGTCAAAAACTCCTTGATACTGTTACACACATGACAAGAAAGGAGTTTGATAAACGACACATTAAAGTTGAAGGGTTTGAACCACTCGGACGTATTTTGTTTAGGGTTTTGAATAATGTCCGAGAAAAACGAAAGGGGCTGAAAAATGGCGGCGCAACCACAATCAGCCTCCTTTCCACGCGTCAAAGTGAGATAAAATCTGCGTGGAAATTTAAATAAATTGGCAATGGCTGTTTTTATAGTATTTAAGTTGCAGCCTGCCTGTAATTTAATGAAGCTACATTGATTCAAAGCCAGCCATTGCCGTAAACACGGGCGAAACTTTAAATGGATAAGATCGCGCTGTAACACGCCCCGTGTGTTCGAAATATTCATATCAATCTTCCTTTTTTAGAAAGATCAAAATTGCAGAGATTACTATTGCTCAACCGCCGCTTTAAAAAATGGACAGCTGCTTTAACATTTGGCAGATATTGCCGAAGGGTAATGGGAGGCATTAAAATTCCTCCATAAAATACATGATGGCAATGGTACTTGGGATACAAAAAAAACTGCCAGTCATAACATGGGCTGCGTTTTCTTTATCACCGACTGTAACCAGCAGAGTTGTGAATAGAAAAGAAAACCCGAAAGACGCCAATGTTAAAATTGCATACCGCTTCATGCCGCATCCTCTCTTTTGGAAGGTCGGAGAATTTCAGTTGGCCAAGGTTCAGTCTTTGGCCAATTTTCAGAAAACCAATAAACAACATCGTCATACTTACGAGCTGTAAAAGTTTTTCCAGCTTTGATGCGAACGAAAAAACGCCCATCAGATGCGCAATTTTTGCCAATCGTAGACAATTCAATTTTCTGAATTTTAGAAAACTTGATACCAAGATTTAAAAGGTTATGTGCGAGTTGTGTTTCCATAATTGGATACAATAGTTGGAAACGTACAACTTTTCAATAGGATATTTACAACTTTGGAATTATTTGAAATTATTTTATTATAAAAACATGGACAATTTAAAAAATATAATAAAAACTAGATTAAATGAGCTTGAGATAAGCCCAATAGAAGCGGCCATAAAAGTTGGCTTAGAGCGTGGTTATATACGTGATTATCTTGAGGATAGAAAAAAAACATTTCGACAAGATAAGTTGCCACTCTTAGCTAAGGCTCTTGAATTAAACGTTTCTGATTTGTTGGTGGGCGGTTTAAATAAATTACCGCAGTCAAACGCAAGAATTATAGGTTCTGTAGATTTTGATCAAACAAAGAAAATACCAGTATATGGACAAGCCGTTGGTGGCATTGATGGGGAGTTTGTTTTGAATGGCAATAGACTTTATGATATTCTTTGCCCTCCACAGTTACAAGACGTTGCAGGTTCATATGGTGTGGTTGTAAGTGGCGATTCAATGTCACCAAGGTATTTTGATGGTGAAGTCGTTTATGTTGACCCTACAAGAAGAACAAAAAAAGGCGATTTTGTTGTTGCGCAAGTGATGATTGATGAAAACTCACCTCCACACGCTTTTGTAAAAAGATTTTGCAAACATAACGCTAATGAACTGGTACTTGAACAATTTAACCCACAAAAGGAGCTAATATTTCCACATGAGCGTGTTGTGTCGGTGCATTATATAGTTATGTCTGGTGATGCAATATAGGTCGTGTAAAGCGCTCTGTTATTGATATGTGAGGGAGGGCTTAGAATTTAAGGTTTTTCATGCACCAGAAAATCATTAAATGTACAATACTTAACTTTTTAATGAGTACATAAATTAGATATAGGTATAAAGTATTGAGACTTAGCCATAATGACAATAGACAATTATACTAAATTAAATTTAGATAAATTTACAACAGAAGATTACAACCTACTCTACTTATCAAATTATTATGAGAAAGAGCATAATTATTTCACACATTTTACAAGTATTGATGCATGCGAAAACATATTAAATTTACAAGAAATATGGCTTCGTGATACTGATAATATGGATGATGACGATGAGATCACTTATGGATTTAATTTTCTTCGTGAAAATATATCAAAAGATAATAAGTGTAAAATTAAATTAGTTTTAGATATTCTTCAAGCCAATGATTCATTTAGAAATATATATTCCGAAATAATGAATGTTGGTAAGACAACCCCAAAACCTAAAACATATGTTCATTGCTTAACTCCAACACCAAAAGATGAAAAAAAAATATCTTTAACAAGAAAATATATGTGGGATTCTTATTCTAAAAACAGAAGTGGTGTATTAATAATATTTAATCACAATATTTTAAATTACGGTATGCAAAATCATTTTTCTTTTTATAAAGTGAATTATTCAGACAAAACTATTATGAATGAAAGACTGGAAATATTTTTACTAAATATTTTTTATATGAAAAGTGAAAAAAAAACATCATTTAATAATGATGAATTAATATATCATTTTTTCGATTTCATAGTAAAATTAGGAGCTTCTATAAAAAAGAAAATATATAAAGAAGAAGAAGAATTTCGTATTTTTTGTATGCCTGAAAAAATTATCGGTGAAACAAACTTATATAGTAAAGATGTTTGTATTGGTTCAAAAAGTGAAAAAATTTATTACGCAGATCTCTCACAAATAAACGATTACGAAACAATAAATAAAATCTTAGCCAATGAAAACAATCAAAGATCTTTCATAAATAAATTTCAAAAAACTCCTATAAAAGTTCCTTTGCAAAAATTTGAAAAAAATGGAATTAATACCATATTAAATCATTCTTTGCATAAGATTGTATTAGGTGAAAATACATCCAAGAATGATTACGATAGGTTACGACTTGCTTTAGAAAAAGCTAATATAGAAGATTTTGAACACAAGATAATTAAAGAAAGTATGTAATATTTTTGATAAGTTTTTAAGGATGGTGTGGATAGGTTTTTAAGCCAAACATATTCCATCTGGTTCTATTATATTCATTTGAGAACTCGAAACTGAAGCGACGGGATGAACTATTTTTGCAATATTTATAACTTGTCTGTTTGTTGGCGGCTCTTGTAAAGCATTTGCTCGACCTAAAAAATAATTGGGGCTGTCCTAGATAACGTAAATTATCTAAGGTTAGCCCATGAGAAAAAGTCGTTTAAGTTGGTATAAGCAATGCAAGCTTATAGAATTATTTATAGCTGGTTCAACAGCGAGAACGGCAGCTGCCTTAGTTGGTGTTAACAAAACAACGGCTGCTTATTATTTTCATCGCCTTCGTTGTCTGATTTATCTTCATAGTGATCATTTGGAAATGTTTGAAGGTGAAGTTGAAGCTGACGAATCTTATTTTGGAGGAAGGCGCAAGGGGAAGCGTGGACGAGGAGCTTTGGGAAAAGTACCAGTATTTGGGCTTTTAAAGCGTGATGGCAAGGTTTATACGGTTTTAGTTCCCAATACTCGAGCCGTCACCTTAGTTCCTATTATTAAGGAGCATGTCAAACCTGATAGCATAGTTTATACCGATACTTATCGCAGTTATGATGTTCTTGACGTCAGTGAGTTTACTCATTATCGTATTAATCATAGCAAATTATTTGCAGATAAGCACAATCATATCAATGGAATTGAGAATTTTTGGAACCAAGCTAAGCGCCATTTACGTAAATTTAATGGTATTCCTCGAGAACATTTTTATCTATTTTTGAAAGAATGTGAATGGCGTTTTAACAACAGTGACCCAAAAGTTCAATTTTCCCTTTTAAAACAATTAGTAAGAGATAGTTCATAGCAATTATCTAGGACAGCCCCAAATAATTTGTAACAACAGTTAAATTTCCTAAAATGCCGTGAATATTTCTGCATGTTTAAGCATCAAAGGCTTAAAAACTGAATGATCAAAACATCAGATCGCTTGATCTTTTATTATCAATATGAATTGTGAGCATTGCTTTATCTTTTGCATTTCATTTTTAGTTTGATCCATAAATAAACCCATTCCTTAAAATTGTGAATCCCTTTTAAAACGCGCGGTAAACCAGCGTGTGATTCGTGTTTATCAACAAGCTTAATATAATAATTTATAAAAAAGTTGGATTTATTAGTTGTATATTTCCAACATTATTGTTGACAAGTTGGAAATATACAACTAAATTTACATCATCATCAACGCCACGAAGACGCGCAGGCTGATCTGGCAGAGGATAATGGAGTAAAGCAAATGGCATATATTTATTATAGCATTCCACTTTTTAACGATAATGGACGTCAAATCTCTGAATTGGACGGAAAAGTTGAATTTAGCGTAGGATTAGATAATGGCGAGCCATTTGCTGAAATAGATTGCATTTATGCAGATGATTTTGAAGGTTTTGAGATTTGCTATTCTGCAAATAGCGACACGCCTTTTGATCTTACCGTGTTTTTAAGAGCCAAAGAATATTTAGAACAATCAGATGCTTTTCAAAATGAAGCGATAAATGAAGACGGTTCTTTTGTTTACGAAGGTCGCGGCTCTAATGACCCAGATGGTTATTTTAAGAGAGTTGCTTAAATGCGGCTCTTTTGGAGAGTTTTATGATGAACAATTCTTATCATTTAAATCAAGCGATCAACGATCTTAATAGTCTTACACGGGTGCGTAAGACAGGTTGGTTAAGAGAAAAATGTAACGACACAATTGGTTACTGTCTTTCAACATTTGATACGCCAGAACAAGCCAAAGAGTATTTGTGCTTTCTCATCGATGAACAAACAAAATAGGATAAAAGCGATGTCACAAGCTTTGCAAGTGTCAGAAGAAAAAACACACCAATCTGGTTTAATGGAAATTGTGGCAAATGCTGTTGCCAATAATGCCAGTGTCGAAATTATTACAAAGCTTATGGACGCACAAGAACGTTATGACAGTATGCAAGCGCGCAAACAATTCGACATAGCAATGGCTAAAGCCATGGGTGAAATACCGTCGATCAAAAAAAATAAAAAAATTGGCTTTACACATAAAAATAGCAACAGTTCAACGCAATATATGCATGAAGATTTGGCTGAAATTGCCAAGACGATAAAACCGATTTTAAAAAAATACGGTTTATCCTATCGTTTTAAAACGGCTCAAGAAGGTGCTGTTGTTAAGGTAACGTGTATTGTATCGCACGAAAGCGGCTATAGTGAAGAAAATAGTTTATCCGCTCATAATGATAATACTGGCAATAAAAACAGTATTCAAGCCATTGGTTCAACGGTTACGTATCTGGAACGTTATACGCTTAAAGCGGCTCTTGGTTTGGCGGCATCGGAAGATGATGATGCAAAATTAGTTCATGATCATGAATATATTAGTCAAGATCAGTTTACAGAACTCAATGATGCGCTTGATAGCAATGAAATCGATAAAGCTAAATTCTGTGCTTATTTAGGTGTTGATGCGGTTTCTCATATACCAGCAAATAAGTTTGAGCAGGCTTTAAAAGCCATCAATAAGAGCATTACTCAAAAGGCTCAAGCCCATGGCTGAAATCATACAAAGATCACCTGAATGGTTTGAATTGAGGCTTGGCAAGGTCACAGCTTCTAGAATTCATGATGTTATGTCAAAAACAAAAAGCGGTTATTCAACCAGCCGCGCAAACTACATGGCTGAATTGGTTCTTCAAAATGTCACACATAGCATTGAACAAACTTACATAAGCCAAGCCATGCAATGGGGAACAGATACAGAGGAACAGGCGCGCAATGCTTATTCTTTTTATTCTGGAAATGAAGTTGATGAAATTGCTTTTATCAATCACCCAGTTATCACACAAGCAGGTGCATCACCAGATGGATTGATCGCACATGATGGTCTTTTAGAAATAAAATGCCCAAATTCTGCAACGCATCTCGACACCTTATTAAACAGTAAAATCAACAGAAAATATCTTTTACAGATGCAATGGCAAATGGCTTGTACAGGTCGAAAGTGGTGTGATTTTGTTTCTTATGACCCACGTTTTCCAGAAGAAATGGTTATTTTTATAAAACGTATCAACCGCGATGATGATCTTATCAGTGAAATAACAAATGAAGTCACAAAATTTATAGATGAAATGAATGAGACCTGCGCGAAGCTCAAGACGCAATATATGGAGGCCGCATAATGGCTGGTAGTGTAAACAAAGTGATCTTAATTGGTAATTTGGGTGCAGATCCTGAAATTCGCCGTATGAATTCAGGAGATCAGGTTGCAAGTCTGCGTATTGCGACATCTGAAAGTTGGAAAGATCGCAATACGGGTGAACGTCGGGAGCGCACAGAATGGCATAATATTGTCATCTTCAATGATACTCTGGTTAAAGTTGTTGAACAATATGTAAAAAAAGGTGCCAAAATATATATTGAAGGTCAATTGCAAACACGCAAATGGCAAGATCAAAATGGCAATGATCGTTATACGACAGAAGTGGTTTTGCAAAAGTACCGTGGTGAACTACAAATGCTTGATAGCAAGGTCGGCAATGACGAACGCTCGGCACAATCACAGCAAACAAGCACAACTATTGGCAACCAATATGCAGAGCAGAGCAACGGATATAGCCGTGATCTTGATGATTCAGATGTTCCATTTTAGGAGACAATAAGATGAACGTTAATTCAACTGGCGAAGTATGGAGAATTGTTCCTAGCCAACCTCACTTCTTAGTTTCAAGTGAAGGTAGAATTATGGTCGCACCTTATTATGCAAGTATGCCTCATGGCGGGAAAAGACAGTATGGTGGTGAGCCTCATTTTGGTGTTTGGAGTAAGACAGAAGGCCGTAAAGTTTTTTCAAAGGTGGTACTATGACAACGCGTATTATCCGAAGCGAAAGTGACCGTAAAAATCTTATCAGGTTTCTTGAAAATCAAAAGGGAGCAGTCACTGTTACAATCACTAATGGCAAGCACAGGTCAACGCATCAAAACCGTTTGCAAAGACAGTGGGTTAATGACCTTGCACCGCAATTAGGTGAGCCAAGTGAAGATGTGAGAGCCATGTTTAAGCTTGAATATGGTGTTCCGATTTTACGCAATGAGAATGAAGCTTTCAAAGCTGAATATGACGCAATTATCATGCCTATGCCATATGAAGCAAAGTCACGATTAATGAAAGTGCCATTTGATTTTTCAGTCACTCGCTTAATGACAGTTAAGCAATACACGCAATTTTTAGACAACATTTATCGCGACTTTACTGGACGCGGTTACATTTTAACAAATCCCGATGATTTAAAGTGGGAGAAAGCAGCATGAAACTTTTGAAGCGATTTTTCTTACTCTTAGTTATTGGCTCAAAAGAAAAAAGTCACCCATTCAACAGCCTTGAAGAATTTAAGGCAGAGATAGAAGCCAATAAAGAACGTGATAAAGTTTATAAAAAACAAAGGCGGCGCATGGTTGGCGCAATTGAGAATAAGCACCTTATGACATTAGCTCTTAAAGGTGAATTATAATGGTTCGTAAGGAATTTAGCAGAAAGCTTAAAAACGCCATACGTGATCGTGCAAATGGTAAATGTGAAAAGTGTAAGGCGGTATTGAAACAAGGTGAGGGTGAAGTCGATCACATTTTACCTGCTGCTTATGGCGGAGAGCCAACGATGGCTAATGGACAATTTCTTTGTCATGTTTGTCATAATGAAAAGACTAAGAAAGACGTTCTTTCAATTAGAAAAGCAGACAGGGCAAAGGATAAAGCAACGGGAACATTAACAAGCAAGACCCCCATGCCCAAACGCCCTAAAGAACCAAAGAGATTAACAAAGACGCTCCCACCACGTCGTGGAGGCATTGCCGCACAATATGTGAGAGGTGAATGATATGGGAGATATTTACACTCCTAAAATGCTTGCAAAACGCTGGCAATGCTCAGAAAAGCACATATACAATCTGTACAAGCAAAATAAATTGGCAGGGTTCCGCCTTGGTGGTAAGTTGCTGCGGATTAAATGGGACGCTATCGAGAGGTTTGAGCAATGCCAGAATGGACAATTACAAAATTACGGGGAAAACTGGCTCTTACCTTCGAATATGGAGGAAAGCGCAAACGATACAGTCTCAACACTAGTGACCGGCATGAAGCTGAAAAGATTGCTCCCGCAATCTATGCGGAGCTAACGCGAACAAATAATGATTTAATTGATGGACTGTTTTCTTCATATAGAAAAGAAAAAGTAGGACGCGTTATTGCCAATAATATGCAATGGTCGTGGAAAGCTTTAGAGCAACATTTTTCTGGACGTTATGCATCATCTCTGGTTTTGTCTGATTCCCGCGCTTATATTGAAAAAAGACGCAAACAGGGCAAATCAGATGGGACAATCCACACTGAGCTTAACCATTTGCGCATAGTTTTAAACTGGGCTTCAAAGCATGGCATAATTGAAAAAGCCCCATTTATAGAGCTACCAAAGGCACCAGCGCCTAAAGATCGTTATTTGACACATGAAGAAGCATTACAATTGCTTGAAAATGCCACGATGCCGCATATCAAATTGGCAATCCATTTGATGCTTGCTACAGCCGCGCGTATATCTGCTTTATTAGAATTGACATGGGATAGAGTTGATTTTGAGAGGCGTCGGATTGTTTTGTGTAATCCAAATGACAATGGCAGACGTAAAGGTCGTGCCGTTGTTCCAGTAAATAATACGCTATTTGCTGCACTATATGAGGCAAAACAAGCGGCTTTAAGCGATTATGTTATTGAATGGAATTGTAAGCGGGTGTTGAGCATAAAAAAGGGTATAGCTACTACCGCTAAGAATGCCTGTGTGGAGGATGTGTCACCTCATGTATTCCGACATACCGCCGCTGTATGGATGGCTGAGGCTGGAATTAGTATGAGTGAAATAGCCCAATATCTTGGTCATTCTAGTACAAGCATTACAGAGAAAGTTTACGCCCGCTTTTCACCAGACTATTTGCGCAACGCTGCAAGTGCTTTGGAAATAGATCTTCATGAAGTTGGTAGAGGTTCAATGAACCTAAAGAGAACTTCTTAG